CCCAAGCATTGAGACCGCTATGAGCGGTACGGCAACGGTTAGGGAAACCCAAAAAGGATGCCTATTATTAAAAGACCTTTGAACCCTTAACAAATTATTATGTTTGCTTCGCAGCAAACTGCCGGTTGTGTGGACAATAACACTCAACCGCCATTGAAAGAATGGGAAATGAATTCTCTCGTTACTGAGAGTGGAGCATCGGCTAGCTCCATTGAGGCCACTTCTGGAGAAGGTTTAAAGTCTGTAGAGACTACCCAATCGACCACTGTTCCGTTGCAGACACCAGAATCAACGGACGTGAATCACGCGAAAAGTATTTTCGATAAACTGCCCATTGGGGCTAAAATTCAATACCTAACTAGAAACGCATACAGGCCACAAGCTGGCTTTAGTATTGCTACTATCACGAATATTCATCAACATTTACGCGAAACAATGACTGATGTAGCCGTTTCTAAGATAGAAGGACTCTGTGCTTTGTATTTGGCGCTTTCGAGCGTTTCAGATGAATCCGGATTTCTTGCCGTCCTTGCTTTATATGCGAAGACCCATAACCAATCTTCTCTAACAGGACAACTATCTAAAATAGTCAGCAAATTGTTTGACAACTTTCAGCCACAATCATCTGGCGACAAGCCACGTTGGTTGAAAGAAATGAAGAATGCTTTACATAATTGGAAGCTTCTTCTCGGTAATCCAGCATTTAAGCAGATTTCTCGTGTGTTATCACTACTTGTCACACTTGGAGTTGTGGAGTCTACCTCCATCTCTCTTGGAAATTTTGAAATTTTTGCTATAGAGGCGCAAACAAAACATGCCACGTCTCTAGATTTGATGGACGCCATCATTGATACTATTGTATTCTTCGCCGAAGGAGGATATATGTGTTATGTTTCTGGCTCCATCTCCCCATTGTTGTTTTCATCACCCAAGATGGCTCAGCTGGAAGAGCAATACATTACTAAGTTAGCACAATGGGAGCATGCAAGGAATGGTAACCTTGAACGCTTCACAGATATTACAGAAGCTACTTTTGATAAAGAACTTAAAG